AACAGAAGAGTTAACTGAATTAGTAAGGTTAATTTATTCTGATACAGTATCTTGTAATGAAGAGGAACAAGAATTCTGGAATACTATAGTTCGTAAATTACGTAATTACCATGACAGTTGATACAGAAAAGTACCTTGACTTTGTTGAGGGTGTTACTAGTGATGAGAGTCTTCACTATGCAGCATTAATTTCTAGAACTAATAATTTAGAATTGGAGGATCAATGTAATGTTCCTCAGTTATTAACTGCTGCACTTGGATTGACTGCTGAGTCTGGTGAGTTTACTGAGATAGTAAAGAAGATTTTACTACAGGGCAAACCATACAATGAAGATAATGTCTTTCATATGAAGAGAGAGTTAGGAGATATCTGCTGGTATATTGCTCAAGCATGTATGGCACTTGATACTTCCTTTGATGAAATCATTGAGATGAATGTGGAGAAATTAGAGAATAGATATCCAGGTGGATCATTTGACGTTCATCATTCAGAGAATAGAGAAGAGGGCGATATCTAAATAATTAGAAAAGGGATATGGCAATAGATGCAAGGAAAGAAGGTGAGCATGGTTCTTTAGTAACCATGTATTATGCTATTGCTAAGGGTAAAACTTTAGGAGAAGCTCCTGCAGGACCAAAGGGAAAACCACGCAATCAATTGGGTAAATGGGATTCTTGGATGACAAAAGAAATTCCTTATGGTTATTCAGCAGAGTTGCAAGAGGCATTAAATACTCATGTTTTAAGTGGTGGTGATACATGTGAAAATAATCCAGTATGGGTTAATTGTTGGGCAAATCAAACCTTAGCTATATCTCCTTATATTGATGCTAATATTGAAGTAGGAACTACAAATAGACAAGGATCAAATGCATGGAAATATGGTTGGTTTGAGCATGGAAAAGATATTCCTGGAGTTGATCCTAGTGATAGAACAGATTGTCTTGAAATAGTATGGCAAACCTTTTTTGGAAATGCTGATATAAAAAAACATTTTAATAGTAAAAAAGATAACTGGAATCCTACTGATACTTATTTGGTTAATGCTACTGAAGAACCAAACATTGCTGCATGGTGTAAAAAATTAATGGAGGATTTTGAGAAGGATAATATACCTTGGGAAAAATTCGTATTAACTGTGAATGCTTATCTCAGTAATCTTGTACAGAAAAAACTTTTAATTCCTATTTCTTTAAAATTACAAACTCCTTCAGTTAGTATGAGTTATAAAGAGAATAATGTTTTTCCTTTTAAGGGTAAGGGTGGAAAGATAGATATTGTAGATGCAGATTTTATTGAAACACCTTATTCTTATTATGAAGTGGTTGATAATAAAGGAACTCAAATAGATTTTAAAGGTAATTCATTTGTATATAAAGCTAAAGTTACAGCAGGTGTTTTTAAAGAAGGATATGAATATCAAAATGATACTCAATATTATAAGATAGAGCAAAGAATGCAAAAGCAAAGTGTTAAGCAAGAATGTAAAGATATTAGATTAAATGATTCTGGGGATTATAGGGATGCTAAAGCTCAAGCTGGAAATGTTCCAGTTGAAATATTTAAAGATTTAATTACTGAATTTGCTGGAGCAGACATTGGTACTTATGATAAGTTTATTCCTCCTATAGGAACTGCTCTATCAGATATTAATGTTATGTGGTGGGCAAAAGAATATAATAAAGTTAAAGCTTCTTTTAGAAAGATTGGAGTTGGTATAGATCTTGGTGATACTACTATATTTGGTACGAAATATACTGCATATGAATATTTTAGATGGTTGTCAAGACTTGATGTTGCAGAAGGTGAAGCCTTTAATTCTTTATTAGTTCGATTGGGAACTAAAAAGAAACTTACTAAAGGTGTTTTTTCTGCTAAGTTTAGGAATAAATTATTTAATATAAGATTCATGAAAGCAATTACTAATGCTAGAAAGGATGGTAAATTGGGTAGATTTTTAGCTACAATATATTATAAAGCAGCAAAGCAGAAAATGACTAATGCTGATTTTGAAGGTCCTTTTGTCAAACTCCATTAGTTATGCTATAATACCGTTATGATTGACTTAAGAATTGGCGACTGCATTGAGTTAGCAGAAGATCTTGAAGAAGATTCTATTGACTGTACTGTAACTTCACCACCATATAATAAGAAGAAGATTGGTGGTGGATTGTTTCGTAAAATTGAATACCAAGACTTTGATGACTCCTTACCAGAGGAAGTATATCAAGAAAAGCAGATAGAACTGCTTAACATTCTTTACGATAAGACTAAAGAAGGTGGTTCTTTATTCTATA